AACTTCGGGCACGGGTGCGGGATTCTCTAAGGGAATTAGATTCTACTATAGAGTCAATCCAGGAACAGTAGCTGCGGAGCTTCAGGTTGGAGACTCATTATCAGTCATCAATTCTACGGTTGGTAATGGAGTTATCTCACAAGGAAACTCAAATTCATCACTTAACCGCGTATGTATTGGATCAGCCTATGTTGATTGCGTGTACCAAGTAGCAGCACATGTCCCTCTATCATTTAGAGGATACTTTGAGGTCAATGTTAGCTCTGGTACAAATGTTACCAACATAGATATTGCAGGTGAAGATGTTGGGCAGTTTAGTTGGGGTAAGATCACTGTTATTAGAGACCTACTAAATGATATTCGCCCAACATTGGTGGTTGATGGGTCAACATTTACGCCACAAATGGAAGAATACCCATCAATGGTTAGAACTTCCGGTGGACTTAGGGATCAGGGGGGCATTGCCAAACAGGTATAAATAGTTGTATACACATAGTATCAAAACTCTGATTTTATACAATGGCTGCCCTAATTACTGATAATTTTAGATTATTTAATGCAGATAGCTTCATTGAATCTGTCTCCGATCCAAATAACTCTTACTATATTTTCATTGGTCTACCCAACCCAGTTGGACCTGAATATGGTAGGTCTCTTACTTGGAATGAAGATCCCCCTTCACCAACTGATAATCAATCATACATTTATCATACATATGATACCATGATGTATGGACGCCGTATTACACCGGGCAACATTCGCCGTGTAATCCGCCGCATTGATTGGGTGAAGGGAACTAGATATGAGATCTATAGGGATGACTATAGTGTAAATAATGTATCCCCAATTACAGGCTCAACTCGTCTATATGACGCAAATTACTATGTTGTAAATAGTGATTTCCGCGTATATGAGTGTCTAAGCAATGGCTCCAGTGGAGAGAACCCCAAAGGCAATGGTTCAGAAGATGAGCCAACATTCGTTGATACTGAGCCGTCGGCAGCCGGTTCTAGTGGAGACGGTTACATTTGGAAGTATCTCTACACAGTATCACCAGCTGATGTTATCAAGTTTGACTCCACGCAGTACATTACAGTCCCTAATGACTGGTTAACATCAACTTCCTCACAGATTCAAACAATCAGGGAAGCTGGTAATTCCCAAATTAACGACAACCTAATCAAAGAAGTTTATATTGATGATCGCGGTGCCGGTTATGGTGGTGGCGTTGGACAAGAGTTCCCAATTATCGGTGATGGTAGCGGAGCAGCAGTTGTTGTTGACGTCAACTCCGGTCAAATCTCTAAGGCGGTTGTCTCTAGAGGTGGTAAAAATTACACTTGGGGTTTAGTTGACTTAGGTTCTATCAACCAGAGTGCTAGCACTAATGCAAAACTAGATGTTATTATCCCACCTTCTTTAGGTCATGGATTTGATATTTATCAAGAGCTAGGTACTGATAGAGTTCTAGTATATGCTCGCTTTGATGATTCAATTCCAGACTTCCCAGTAGACACAACATTTGCTCAAATTGGAATTCTAAGAAATCCAACAATTACTGATTCCACAACAATTTTCACAGAAAACTCATTCTGTGCTACAGATTCTTTGAAGATTCTTTCTTCCAGTGGATCCCTAGAGACTGGCGACATTATTAGTCAGCTAACTATTCAGGGGACTGCTAGAGCATATGTTGTTGCATATGATGAAGAAACTGGCGTTCTAAAGTATATCCAAGATAGGTCACTGTACTATAACCCAGAAACATATAACGACGCCGACTACAAAGATATCAGTGTCGATGGTAGTAAGATTCTATTTCAATCAAATACTAACACAATTACCGCATCAACCAACTCATTCTCTGGTTCTATTGATACAACATTCAATGGTTCAACTGTAACTGTTGGTGATAGGGCTGTAGAACTCGGTATTGAGTTCACAAATGGTCTCGCAAAAGGGGAGATAAATAGACCTAGTGGTGAAGTTCTTTACTTAGATAACAGAACTCAAGTGCCAAGAAATCCCCGTCAAAAAGAAGACGTTAAAGTCATTTTGGAATTCTAAACAATGTCTCAGATCAATCTAGATACAAGCCCATACTTTGATGATTTTGATGCTGCTAAGAACTATTATAAAGTTCTTTTCAAGCCAGGATTCCCTGTGCAGGCGCGTGAATTGACGACTTTACAGTCAATTCTACAGAACCAGATCAGCACATTTGGAGAGCACTTCTTTAAAGAAGGCTCCATGGTAATTCCCGGAAGCATTACTTATAATCCAAAGTATGATTCAGTAATTCTCAATCCACAGCAAGGTGGTATTGATGTTTCACTGTATCTAAATTCATTGATAGGAACAACTATTGTTGGTGAGACGACTGGAGTTAAGGCTAAGGTTGTTAACTTCGCCATACCCCCTCAGGTAGGCGTAGAGAGCCCTACAATCTTCGTTTCCTATACCAACAGTGGTACTGACGAAGAGACCGCTGTATTCGCTAGTAACGAGGCTCTCATCAACGAGACCCCAATTGTATATGGTAACACAACCATTACAGCTGGAAGTATTTTTGCATCTACTATTTCAACTCAAGCAACTTCTACTGGATCTGCCGCCAAGCTATCCCAAGGTGTCTACTTTATTAGAAGTACTTTTGTTCAGGTTGAAGACAGTGTTGTAATTCTTGATGCGTATAGTAATACTCCATCATATAGAGTTGGTCTTCAAATTAGTGAGTCAATTATTACTGCTGGACAGGATAATACACTATATGATAATGCTAAAGGTTTCAATAACTTCTCGGCTCCAGGTGCAGATCGCCTAAGAATTACTGCAGTTCTAACAAAAAGATTAATTAATGATACTAATGATACCAATTTCGTAGAGCTTCTTCGCGTAAGTGACGGTGAAATTAAGAAATTTGCTGAAGATAGTGACTACAATATCATTAAGGATTACATCGCAAAGAGAACATACGATGAGTCTGGTGACTATGTTGTAAATGGAATGACTGTCTCGGTAGATGAGTCATTGAATGATCAAATTGGTAATGGTGGCGTATACAACCCCAACCAAAGGACAGAGGACGGTGCTGAGCCATCTGATGACCTTGCTATTATTAAGGTGTCTTCCGGTAAGGCATATGTTCGTGGATACGATATAATCAATCCCGGCACTAAAAACTTAGATGCGGTCAAGCCCAGAACTACTGAGAATGTATCATCAACGGCTATCCCATTTGAGATGGGAAGTCGATATATCCTCAATAATGTAGCTGGTTCACCTAGAATTGGCTTAGATCTTGACGACAACATCGTCAGACTCTTTAAAGGTCGCTTAGACGGTGCTAGAAGCGCCACAGGAGAGGAGATTGGTGAGGCGAGGGTATATAGCTTTGGATTGACCGACTCCCCTTATGTGAGCAATGAGACGCCGTGGGATCTATACCTATTTGACGTACAGATCTTCACAAAACTAACATTAAACTCAGATGTTAGTGGTGTTATTGGACAGTTCTATAAAGTTACTGGTCAAAGTAGTAATGCTAGTGGTTTCGTTAAGACGATTAGTACCACAGAACTACTATTAACCCAAGTAACTGGCGAGTTTGCTCGTGGAGAAGTTATTTCCTTTGGTGGAACAGAAACCTTCACCATTAGTGCTGTTGATTCATTCAAGCCCAACCAAGTTAAGTCTCTTGACCAAGTATCCTCAGCATTTTCTGCAGATACGCTACTTTATAGCCGCATTCCAACAAACTTCATTGGCGCAGATACGTTTACTATCACCAGCGGCGGCGTAATGACTTGCCCAGGTCGTGTTTTCAATGATTTTAAAGTTGGCGATGTTGCGGTATACCAAAAATCAAGCGAAGGTCTATTCACATTAAATGAAGTACTTTCAATTGCTGCAGATGAGTTATCAGTAACATTGGGACCACTTGCTACAGTTGCTACTGTATGTGACGGCACATTGCCTTCAACTACAGTCAATCCCACTGTTAGATTGACCGAATCGAAGATTCTTAATCAGGAGAGTTCATTCCTATATGCAGTTATGGATGAGCAGAACATTGTTAAGTCTGACTTGGCTAGTTCTGATCTAATCTATACCTCACAACTTCTTGGTGAAAGTACAGATGCTAATGGGGTTCTAGTTGTAAATACAACAAATCTAAACACACCCAATTCATCTTTCATTGCATTCGATCAAGAACGATATAGCATCATCTATAATGACGGGTCTATTGCTCCAATCGATCCCAGCAGATTCTCAGTTATTCCAGGAGGAGCAGAAATCAGTGTAACTGGTTTGATCCCATCACAGAATGGTATTACGGTAAACGTAACTGCAATCAAGAGTGGTATTAAGTCGAAGTCAAAAATTAACTTAAGAAGCCAAGAGTTCTTGATTGATAAGATCTCAACGGGTACTGGTCAGGATGAATATGGGATGACCCCCAACGCATACTATGGTTTGCGTGTGGATGACGAAGAAGTCTCCCTAAACCAGGCTGATGTAAACAATATTGTTGCTGTATTTGAGTCATTGGATGCATCAACTCCATCACTCGATACATTAGGATTCGTTACTGGTTTACAACTAGACATTAATGTGGTTCCAGGTGAAATTGTTATCGGAGCAATCTCAGGTGCAGTTGCTAGAGTTGTAAATGCTCCACTACCAGAAACTGTTCGTGTTGTTTATCTAAGTCAGGCTAAGTTTGAAGTTGGCGAGAAGCTAACCTTCTCAGAATCCAGCATCATCACAAACCTACAGTTTATTGTAGAAGGTAACTATAACGACATCACTGATAAGTTCTCCTTAGACAAAGGTCAAAGACAGCAGTTCTATGACTACTCTCGTCTAGTTAGAAAGAAAGGTATTATTGCTCCTACAAGAAAACTGCTTGTAATTTATGATAGATTTGCAGTACCTGCAAATGATAAGGGTGATTTCTACACCGCAAGTTCATACTCTAGTGAAGTTTTTGGTAAGTATGTTCCTATGCTAGCTGGTGGTAAAATCAGAGCATCAGATACACTCGACTTTAGACCACGTGTTGCTCCATTTACCGCAACAACGACTTCACCCTTCGACTTCTCATCTAGGAAATTTGGTGAAGTTGGATCTACATCTATCCTAGTAGTAGCCCCAAATGAGAGTATGGTTCTTGGTTATGACTTCTATGTTGGTAGAAGAGATAGAGTCCTACTAGATGGGCAAGGCAATTTCAAGCTAGTGCAGGGTGTTCCTGCTAAGGAGCCTGCACTACCAGCTGCACAAGAGTCTGCAATTGAGCTTGCTCGCGTATATTTCCCACCATATCTTTACAGTGTAAATGATGCAGAAATTATCAATGTTGATAATAAGCGTTTTACAATGCGAGATATTGGTAAGTTGGAAGATCGAATTGAAGCTGTCGAGGAAGTAACTTCACTATCACTACTAGAAAGGGAGACCGAATCCCTACAAGTATTAGATGCTGATGGGAATGACCGATTTAAGAGTGGTTTCTTCGCAGATGACTTCTCAAGCACAAACTTTATCGACTTCCAAAATGAAGACACCCAGATTAGCGTTAATACTACAGTTGGTGCTCTAGTCGCATTTACTGAGTTCGTTACTCTACCAGTTCGTCTTCAATTACAAGAAGGTCTTGACGAAAATGCAGTATCCTTGAGCGCAGATCTACCTCTAACTGACCCAAATACAGCCAAGACTGGAGACTTAGTAACATTAGACTTTGATGAGGTTGAATGGCTCAAGCAGCCTTTAGCTTCTCGTGTAGAGAATGTAAACCCATTTAACGTAATTCTTTATGATGGATCTGTAGATCTAAATCCAAGAAACGATGACTTCGTTGTAACTAGAAGCATTGGTAACAGAAGAATTGACGTTTTTGGTCAATCAACGGGTAGTTTCACTAGAACATTTGTTGAGAGTATTGAAGTTGCTCAGTTTATGCGTGAGCGTAATGTTGCATTTGCTTCTAATGCTATTAAGCCACATACACGTTTCTATCCATTCTTTGAAGGTTCATCCGGTATTGATGTTATTCCAAAGCTAATTGAAATTTCAATGAATACTGGTACATTCCAACCAGGGGAAACTGTTCAGGGCTTTAATGGTAACTCACTAATTTTCTCCGCACGTGTTGTAACTCCAACTCATAAAGTTGGTGATATCAACGCACCTGATCGCACATTTACAACTAGCCCATACGATAGAGAAGAGCTAATCCCACAGAGCTACTCTGCTTCATCTACTATCCTAAACATCGATACAGTCTCACTAGCCGACCTCAGTGATGCAAGATTCTCGGGGCTAATCGCTACTGGTGTTAGATTGGTTGGTAGAAATAGTGGTGCAGTCGCTACGGTAAGTGATGTTCGTTTAGTATCTGATACATTTGGCGAACTATTCGGTGCACTATTCTTTAGAGATCCATATGCTACCCCAGCACCAGCATTCCGCTTGCGTACTGGTATTAGAACATTTAGATTGTCTTCTAGCCCAACTAATGCAGTCTCAGTGCTAGGAGCTACTTCTGTTAGTTTTGCTGATGCAATCTATGAATCAAGAGGAACTGTTCAGAACAGAAGAACTGAAAGCGTAACTATTAGAGATCTTCCACCTCCACCACCTCCGGTTATCATTGATAACACAGTCACCAACAACCTCACTACTGTTATTGATAGAACAAGAACAGTTGTTAACAACATCAACCGTATTGAGCGTACAGTTGTACAGCGTGTTGAGATTCGTGAGAGAGATCGAAGATGGGAAGACGATGATCCCTTGGCTCAGACCTTCCGTGTGGATGAAACTGGTGCATTCTTAACATCAGTAGACATCTTTATGGCTACTAAGTCTAATTCAGATAATCTAACTATCCAAATTCGCCCAACAGATCTAGCAACACCGCAGAACTTCCTATTACAGGACTACGCTGAAGTTACTCTATCACCTGGTCAGGTAAATGTTTCTGAAGATGGATCCATCCCAACTAATGTAGTATTCCCATCCCCAATTTACTTGGAGCCTGGAATTACATATGCACTAGTTCTAATTTCACCAACAACCGACGAATATACGGCATGGATCGCAAGGATGGGTGAACAGAACATTCAAGGAAGCGTCGAAATTGATTTTGATGAGAATGCATCTGGTCTAGACACTCGCAACAATTCTGGTGTAAGTGGAGATGTTATCATCTCTCAACAGTATCTAAATGGTTCACTATTCAAATCTCAGAATGGTTCTATCTGGACAGCAAGTCAGTTTGAAGACCTTAAGTTCACTCTATATAAGGCATCATTTACTAACCAGTCTGCTACAGTATTCCTAAACAATCCACCACTAGGAAGACAGACTCCACTAGATAACAACCCAATTACAACATTACCCAGGAAGATCAAAACTTCTGTTGTTGGAGTTACCTCATTCCCATTCCAACAGGGTGATCGTGTTGTTGCTGTCGATATCGGTAATCCATCTGAAATTAAAGTTGGTTCTAACCTAGAAGGAACCGGTGGTCCTTCAGTCAGTATGGACATCACTGATGGTGGTGTTGGTTTCATTGATGGTACCGATGTTGCTTCAACATATGCACTCGATACCTCAGGTGAAGGTATGACCCTATCGGTTACTCGATTGGGTGGTGAGAT